GGCCAGCTTGACGATGCCGTTCATCACGTTGGCGCTGGTGAACGTCTCGGCTGAGTCCGTGCCGTCCAGCACATCAGGCCAAGTCGGCGTGCCGCTTGCCATCGACTGCGGGGCGGCTACATACACGTTGATCGAACGCGAGGCAGTCGGACTCGTTCCCGTGCGGATCTTGCCGCTTAGGATGTGGTCGAGGTCAAGGTTCGTTTCGTTGCTGATCGCGGTGGACTCGCGGCCAGCGGTGAAGACGCCCTGAGCACCAGAGCCCAGCGAGGCAAGGGTGATCGTGACCGCAACGGAGGAGGTTGACGGGTAGGAAAGCTGAATGACAGCCATGGTCAGACTCCAAGTGCAGCGGCGACTTGGCCGTCAGTGATCGGATTGGGCTGCGTTGCCATTGCCCGCAGGCCGGCGAACTCCTCTGCCGTGATGACACCCGCTTGATTGATCGCGCTCAGCATCGCCTGAGCGGCTGGGCTTCCGATGTCCAGGCCCTCGGGGTGCCGCAGAAAGCGGATTGCCCGCGCCGTGATACGCGACAGCGGCTGTGCGGCTTCGGCGTAGGCTTCCAGCTTTGCCAGCAGCGCATCAGCAGCCACGGGACCAGCCGGGAATCGCTCCAGAATGCCGCGCTCGGACGCGAAGTGGGACGCGACCCTTGTGCGGCCAACGCTCAGGACGTTGGCGATTGCCTGAAGCATCCTGAACTGCACCATCGGCGTGATCTGGTCGACCTCTTCAGCGGTCAGTGCGCGGCCGACAAGGGCCTCTAGTGCGGTGCGCTGCTCGGGGGTCATGTCCTCATCTCCGGGGGGAGGTTGGCGCGGGATCTCTCGCGCAGGTATGCCTGATGGCAGTGCCCAGTAGCGGGCGGCTCGATCTCCTGCCAGAAGAACAGCGCATCAATGACCGGCCGCCAGAAGCGACCCATCACACGCCCTTTCTGGTCAGCGCGCCATGCCCGGCTGCTCAACGTCTCGTCAGCCCACGCCTTCGACGTAAACAGCGTGCAAAGGACGTTGAACACCTGATCGACTGCAATGAAGAGTTGAATCAGGTTGTGCTTCAGCATGGTCAAGCCAGCGTCAGAACGCCGTTGGCAGCGTCGAAATCCACCGTGAACGTCTCGCCGTTCGCCATCGTGATGCTGGACCCGTAGTCGTAGTACCCGATCAGCGGATCATCCGGTGACGTCGGCGTGTCGTTGAACAGGTAGACGTAACGGAACGGCCCGACAGAGCCGGTAGCCGTCAGAACGAGGTCGTTGCAGGTGAGCTTGTACGTGCCGCCCGTCTGCGCACTGGCCGACGTCGTCACGTTTCTGCTGCTCAGGTTCGTGTAACTGATCTGCGTGACGTTGGCGAGCACGCAGTTGGCGGTTGCACCGTTGGGCGGGGTGCCCTCAGAGCCCGGCGCGGTGTTGCTCAGGGCGATGACGAGTTGACCCGTGCCGAGGTTGTGGACACCTTCGGCGAGGTGCTCTACAAAGCCGGGGAGCTTGACGAAGACTGCCATTTACTGGACTCCAACGGCCCGACCGTCCGGGCCTCTGTTGATACTGCGGACACGATTCCCGCGCTTCACGCCCACAGCACGACCAGACTCATCACGCACGATCTCCGTGGGTGAGTTCAGTTCCTCGCGTAGGGCTGCGAATTCCTGAAGAAGTCGCTCGATGTTCGGGTCAGCCTCCGGGGGCTTGCTCATCTGGGCAATCTGGAGCTTCACGGCTGCATCAAGCTCGGCCTTCCACTTCTCCAGCGCCTCACGCCGCTCGTCGGCCTGCGCCTGATAGGACGCCTTGATCTGCTCAAACTCGGCCTTCTGCTGCAGTTCAAGCTGCTTCTGGCGGGCCTGCATCTCTTCGCGGGCCTGATCCGTCTGAGCCTGCAGCGTCATGCGCTCACGCTCCAGCATCTGCTCTGCCTGCGCCTTCATCTGCGCTTGCTGCGCCTCGAACTGCAGGCGCTGCTGATCGGCTTGGGCACGCACCTGCTCGCGCTGCACCTCGGGCGGGATCTGCGGCGGCTGGGGAGCCATCTGGCTCGGGTCTTGCCAGAACTTCGCAGGGTTGGCAAACCCGGCCAGCTTGCCCATCTCCGTCACCGTGGCGTGCAGTTGCTGCGGGCCAGCCAGTCCCATGGGCGCCAGCATCATCTGCGTCTGGAACATCTGGGTGAGCTGCGCCAGCATCGACTCTTTGTTGCCCGCCCCCACGCCGACGGAGATGCGGACGTCTCGCTTCGTCCTCCACGCCTGCGGGTCCACCGTCACCCACTGGCCGCGCAGCTTGATCGCCAACGGCTTGTTGCGGTGCTTGCTGACGATCTCCTGCACAGCGGCGAACAGGGCTTCGACACCCGGCGCCATCATCCGCGCCACATGCTCAACCCGCATCGCCGCCATGTTCTGAAGCGCCATCGTGCCGCTCGCGGTCTTGTTGATGGCGTTGGCGTCAGTGCCCGAGAAGTACCGCGATGCACCCGTGCGGTTCTGCGCGATCTGGTCGAAGTATTCGAGCGACCCGATGATCTGCTCGAACGCAAACGGATGCGTCAGCGGGACGATGTGCCCCTCTGCCGGCATGCTGTCGTCCAGCATCCGCACCACGCCACCCGGGCGGGCGTCCAAGAAGTCTTCCAGGTTGACCCGGCTCGACACCACGTGCCGGCCGTTGTTGGTCAGGTAGAGGTTGTCCAGGCCACCGCGAGTCACCGCCGTGCGGATGTCCTGCACGTCCATGACCGTCTCTGCCAGGCTCATGCCGATGTGCCGATGCGGAAGCGGCTGGGCACAGATCGACGCCACCGGAATGCGGCTGCACGGCTCGACGTAGAGCACAGTCCGGCCCACTACTACCGAGTAGTACAGCCGCGAGTCGTTCTGTCCCTCGGCGTCGGCCTTGCACCAGATCATCCGCGCCCACACCCGGCGGAGCGGACCCTTCATGTTTTCGGGGTCTTGATCCTCTCCGAAGCGATCCCGGGCGAAGTCTTCCTCGTTGTGGTCCTCTTCGTCGTCTGACACGTCGTCCGGGACTTCCAGGCCCATCGCACGAAGATCAGCAATGGTCTTCTGCTCGCGGTACTCGAAATAGGGGCACTCGTTCAGCGTCCAGTCGGGTGTTTCTCCGCTGACGTAGCAGTGCTCCGGGGGCAGCACCTTGATGCAGACTTTGCCCTCGTTCTCGACGCGCTCGATGGTGACGTCGTGCAGCATCTGCGGGCCAGGGGCGGGAGGCTGCGGCGGGGCAGGTTGGCCCTGAGCCTGCGCCTGCTGGGCCATCTGCTGCCACTGCACAAGCTGCTGCTGGTGAGCCAGCTCAGCATCCGCCGTCAGTTGCTCATCCACATACTCCGAGTGCTCGACCACCCGAACACCCTTGTCCTGCAAGAGCATCATGAGCTGGTCTTCGCTCTGGCCTTCGTACTTGTCCTGAACAACCCGCTCGGACTCGTCCCAGTAGGCCAGGCAGTAGCCGTTGGAGAGAAGCAGCGCGTCGTGAATCCAGTCGCTGGCGATCTGCTCCCACGGATTGAGGCCCGTCACCATGTGATTGATCACCGCCGTCTGCTGCTCTGCGGCCGGCTCATCCTCCGGCCCCACAGGCACGAACTTGCACACGTCCTCGCTGCTCGACGCGAAGATGCGCACCAGTGACGGCAGAATCGTGTGGATCGTCTGGTAGACGGTGCGGTCAACGACCTGGGAGCGACCTTCAGGCGCCGGATTGACGTTCAGCCCAAGGTAAGCCTCAATCGCCTTGGCGCGCTTCTCTCCCAGCGCCGAGTGATCGTCAGACCCATAGGCGTTGTCCCTGTGGGCGTCAATCGCCGCGAGAAGGGCGTCGGTGTCGATTGCCATGCTTTTCCGCTTCCAAGGCTTTGATGCGCTCCTCGGCCTGTCTCAAGGCCTCAGAAAGCGAGAAGTAGAGTTGTGAGAGCGTGTCCAGCTCGCGCAGGGCCTTCTTGATCTGCTGGATGAATGCGACGTCCATCAGACGATCCCTGCTGTCGAATACTTGATGGGCTTCAGCGTCGTGCTCCGGGGCGGCTCGTAGGCCACGCACATCAGGCCGAAGGCGTCTGCCGCATGAGATGACCAGTCGTGCTCCGGCCCCAGTCCGATGCCGCGGTCTTCGTCCCGCTTCTCGTGATACCAACCGAGGGCGTCAATGCCGGCCTGGCAGCGCTCCTCGTTGAGCCAGACGGACGGGAACAGCCGGCGAGCCGCTTCAATGCGTTGCTTTGCTGCGCCTCGACCTTGATTCGGAACCACAGTGACCTTGAACCCGGCCGACTTCAGGGCCGACTCATACGAGACTGCATGCACCTTGTCTTGTGTCGCCCCGTCGTGCGGCAACCAGAAATGCACCTCAGTGCCGTAGCCGCGTGAGCGCATCCATTCGAGGTGCCCCGCCAGCGGCTGGCCCACAGCCTCGTAGTAGTCGAGAACGCGAATCTCTTTGCCGACGAACTGGGCGATCCACATGGAGAAGGCGTCAGCCCTGGCCCC